GTAGAACTTCTCCAACGATAGTTCTTAATTGCTCTCTAGTTATTTTCATAGGGATTCCTAATTTATTTTCTTAAGGTGGTTACATTTTTACCAATATTAGATAACCTTTCCTTTATTCTATAAATATGGTGATTAGTTCTTTTCCAAAAGTTTTCACCTTTTAGAGAGTTTTCTTTTTTGATTTTACCATACCACTCTAAGAATTTCTCAATTTCATCTATTTTTCTACGGATTTCCCTAACACCTAATCCAATCTTTTGGTTAGGAGTCATTGTTTGGTCTAATCTTAATTTTTGAAATCTATTTTCGTTAACCGCCGAATATCCAGTTAAACTAGCCATCTTCTTAGTGTATCCACTTTTGTGCTGACCGTTACTAGAAAATGCACGAGGAGTATCATATCCCGCTACATCACCTGTAACGGTTACTTCCTTTTTCAATTCATCTTCTTCCTTTTCTATTTCAGAAAGGATTTCTCTGATACTATTTTTTAGTTGCTCTAACTGTGTTGACATTCTTTATTTCTTTTAATAATTCATATGTAAGCATTAGAACTGAAACTTGCTTATCTTGATTCTCTTTAAGAAATTTATCTGATTTATATAATTTAATCATCTCAGATATTTTTATCTTAGTCACTTTATCACTAATACTCTTTGATTCTTTTACCAAATTATTAAGAACTTTTTTAGTTTCTTCTTCTATAAATTTTGGAAATGCAGATGTATTAGTAACGTTATTTATGAATTCTCTTAATAAACCTTTCTGAGAATCATCTAAATTAGAATACTTTTTATTGAAGTTTTCTATTAATAATTTGTAAGTTAACAATCTTAAGTCTTCGGATTGTTGTTTAAACGATTCGTATAATTTATCAGCAGGTTTTGTAGCAATTCTTTTATTTACAATATGCTCTAATATAGTATTATTAGAATCAATAAAATCTCTAATCTCAACCTTTCTACCTAAAGTTTTGGTTTCAAACACCTTATAAACAGAAGCTAATAGTTTATAGTTCTGTAGGTTTGAAGATAAAAATTTATCCAAATCATAGGATTCTTTTATTGTTTTGATAAGATTGTACTTTTCTTTATTTAGTTTATTCTCATCTAACTTCACCCTTTCCTTAGACACCTCTTCTAAGAATAACTTAGCATCATCAATTGAAGAATATTTTTCTTTAACGATTTGATTGTATAATTTCAATTCTTTAGCCAATTCTTTATTTGAACTAAAAAACTCCTTTATAATCTTTTCAGATACGTTTTTTGTTGAATTTGATAATACCTCTTGTGTAATTTGCTTGACAAGTAGTTCAAACAAAATAGCCGTATTCTTAAACTTCGAGTGTTTAACTTTCATCAGAATTTATTGTTTTTTCTTTACTATATATGTAAATATTACTTCTATAAATATTAGGAAATTTTGGATAAGTGATTTTTATTCATCTGGTAAGATGTTTTTATCATCTAATAATGAACCCGTATCATCACTTAACCCATCCATACCTTCACTTATAATCTTTTTACCAACCTTTCTAGCGTTATTTGCATTAATTTTATTTCTAATTGCATCTCTTAATTTCTTATCTTTATCAGCAATACTTTTAAGTTTTTCACCAATTCTTTTGTGGCGGGTTTCCCTTCCGAAGTTACGAGTGATGTCTGCTTTACCTAATGGGTCTCTCCCAAACGCATTATCATCTGTACCATTATCCCCTGTCATTTGAGGTCTACCACCTAATTTACCATTTTCTGCACTAGCATCAGCTGCTTCCTGTGTAGGTTGTTCATCTGCAGGTTCTGCCATCATACCCGTTTCAGGTTGTTCTCCTTCAGCCGGTTGCTCACCTTCTGCTGGTTGTTCTCCACCTGGTTGTTGAGGTTCTTCTTCGTATGGGTCTACTCCTTCTTGCTCAATCTTATTTAATCGGTTTAAATCAAATGTATCATAAACTACATTTGTTCTTTCTTCATCTATTTCTTCAGTAGAAAGTTTAAATATGTTTTGATAAATCCAATCATTAGATAACAACTTTAATGCTTTCATATCAGTTGCCAATCTAACTTTCTCAGCCCATAAGTTGATTTTCTCTTGCTCATAGATTGTAGATGGATTAGTTAATTCTAATTTGAAATCAACCGCATCCATACCTTCAACTCCTTGAGCAATCAAATGTGCAATAGCTATCTGTGTTAATTCAGATACTACTACTCTTTGAATTCTTTCAATTGTTCTAGCAAAACGAATATCTTCCGCTGCTAATGTAGCCTTACCATTTATATCCTCTTCGTATCCTAAGAAAGCCTTTGGAACTTTAAGTGCCGCAAATAATTTAGCTTTTAAGTAATCAATATCCTCAATAGCAGTATATTGTAATCCATTTAATGTATCAATTTGAGTACCACTATCACCACCTCTCACAGGCATAAAGAAATCCTCTGTGATGTTCATCATATTATACTTAAGATTGTAATCTCCTGTCTTTTGGTCTTGAAAAGGAGTTTTCTTAATCTTATTGATAATCTTCTGCATATAGTTATCAACCTCTTGAGGAGGAATATTACCTATATCAATTTTGAATATTCTTTTTTCAGGTGCTCTCATAATACGATGTATCATCATCGCATCTTCCATCAATGTAATTTGTTTCCATAATCTTCTTGCATTCTCCAACATTGATTTACCATAAGGTAAATAGTTAGTATCCGAATACAAACGGAAGTGAGCCATTTCAAAGTTATCATACTCATGCTTACCAAACTTATCTGGGTCAACGGTGAATTTGATACCTTGTTGTTTCCTATTAATTCTCTGAGGGTCATTTAATCCTTCTGTTCTAGTTACATAGTAAACTGATTGAGGGTGTACGTTTATAACACCTTCTCCTTCTGCAATCTCTAATGTAATAAAACAATCACCATATTTACATAGGTTTCTAACCCATGGCCAAAGATTAAACTCTATGTTCATAGTATCATAGAATAAATTCTCTAATACCTCTTTAACTTGTTGGTTTTCTGTTTTTATAGTAAGAACATCCCCATATTCATTTTTTGTAGTAGATTCATCCGCGTATATATCCAATGCAGATGCTATAATAGGGTCATTATCCATAGCATCGTAATCTAAGAATAACTCCCTACGAATTACTTGATATGATAACTGAGTCTGATATACATCCTGAGTGTACCCAGTTTGTAATCTATAAAATCTATCTTTTAACGACTTTAAATTTGTTACCTGTTGACTATTTTCGGTATCAATAAGTTTAGTTCTGTTTCCTTCTTTTTTGACAACGACTCCTGTTGAAAATACTTTTCGTAATCTGTCAAAGAAAGAATTGTTTTGTTCTGCCATTTTTCGTATTATTTTCTATAATTCTTAAAACTATGTTGTATATACATATATATAAAGAATTTACACTAAAACATTAATATATAAGTAAACTTATTATAAATATCAAAGTAACCATCTTATATCTTCTTTTTCTCTACCAAAATCCATTTCATATGGATTTGGTTTAAATGAATTCTGAGAATACACCCCTATTTCGTTTCCAGTTGATGTAAATGCGTTTAATCCTTGTTTAACTAAATCCATCCTTTCTTGCCTCAAACGTAGTGCGGTATCCCTAACCCACAGACCAATTGATAGACACATCGTTAAGTCATCGTTATATCCTCTCATTGCTTCCGGTCTATTAGTGTACCATATAAAGGTAAATAACTCATCAATTGTTCTTATAGATTGTATTACTACAGATTTCTCCTTAAAGTATTCATCTAATTTGGAAATCATAAGAGGACGAGTTTTAGCTGATGTTGTAAATCCTGCTACCTGTCTTCTTTCTTCTGCTCCATATTTGTTACTATATTGTTTTTCTACATCAACATATTTGTAATCAGATGTTTGATAATAGATGTTATTATACCCCCTATCAATACATTGTTGTAAAGCCGCCCATCCAATATTTGCGTTCTCCACAACTAATAGTGCATTATTATAATCCGTTGCAACTGAAACTAAGAAGTTACCAAATTCCTTTGTATCTATCTTACCTCTGTATTCCGCAACTTGAACGTTGTTAACCACATCCATAACGTGGAAAGCTGAGTAATCCGATGCATCACCTCTGGCAACGTCGGCTACAACCATATAGGATTTATTGTAATCAGGATATTCCCATTTCCAATAGTTTCCATCCCATCCACCTTTTTCAACCGGGTCTTTAACAAATGTTTCCTTATACCACATTAAGATTTCAGGAGCAATTACCGTATCACCGGAAGATATAAAGTCACAATCACACTCCTGTGCAGCCAACTTCTCTCCTAATACTTTTGTTTGTTCATCTCTCCATTTTTGGTCTCTCTCAGGATGCACTGTCCAATGTAGATGGATTGGATTGAATTCATTCGTTCCTTCCTCTGAACCTACCCATTGTTTATGAAACCAGTTACCCACACCATTCGGTGTAGAAAGTGCTATACAACTACCACCCGTTGATAGGGCCGGAGTTGCTGATGCCCAAATCTCATTAATATCCGGTACGAAAGCCGCCTCATCAACAACCAATAGTGATAAGGCTTCCGAACGACCTGCATCAGGTGAAGATGGAATAGCTTTTACTTGTGAACCATTTACTAATCGTAACGAGAGTTTGTTATCTTCCTGTGTTGCTACTTTTAACCAACTCGGTAAGTTATCGTACATAACCCTTACCTTTGTTACTAAGTTTTTGGCAACCTCCTGCTTAATCGCGATAACAAGTACGTTATAATCTTGATTGAATAGCATCTTCCAAAGAGAATAACCTGCGGTTAAAGTGGAGATACCTGTTTGTCGGGATTTAAGAACTAAGTTGTATCGGTGTTCTTTAAATTGTAGTAAAGTTTTTTCCTGATATGGAAATAACTCAAACCTTAACTTACCTTTTGTAGGATGCTGAATCTTACAATACTTACGCATAAAATATACGGGGTCTGCCGCACATTTAACATACTCTTGTCTGATTACATCTTTTAAAGATAATTGTTTATCCTGCATTAAAAATTCTGTTTATGATAGGGTTGTTAAGTTCTCTTAACTTTTTATCATATATAATTATATCCTCTTCCAATTCTAACAATCCTTTATCAATGTTAGCAATTTCTAATTCCATATCCGCTCTCATCTCATCTATTGGTTTTGGTAAATGCCATATCTCAGTCTGCCCATTTTCTAAGATATATTCATATTGAGGTTTGAGTTCTTTGATACCACTTTGTATTTGTTCTTTAGCTTCTTTTGCCTTAGCAATAGCTCTACCGAATATTCTATAATTTTTATATTCTTCGAACACTCCCAATTTAACTGCCTCTGCATCTATTTCTACATTGCAATCGATACAAAATCCAGATTGTTTAATTAAAATTTTATCGTTGGGCCCATACTTTTCTTTAGAGCAATTGGTATTTTTGCAATTATCCTGTTCTCTTAAAAACTCTCTAGCTGATTGAAATGCCTCGTGATTCTTACCTGTTTTTAATACGAACCCTTCTTTCTGTTCATAACGATATACATCATCTTCCCATACTTCTCCAATTTCCCTTTTAGTATGTGGGTTGGATTTTTCGTAACCAAACGCTTTACTAGGGTCTTCCCCCCTAAACACAAAATCCACCAATTCACGGCGGGTTTTATGCATTAAATCTTTTCTAAATTCTTTAGCCATATAACCTATTTTGTATATCTATATATATTATGGAAAATGAGATTAAGGTAATTTTACAACCTCAATCTTAATCTTAGGAGTGTACCCATCTGGCAACTCAACCCTAACTCCTTCGAATGATTCTACTTTACTTTCAAAGTAATTTATCTGTAATATTCTATCTGTAAGATTCATCACCGTTTGAGAAGATGTCCACATTTCATCGCTTTGTCTTCTCATATTTAATTGTGAATTTGTTTTAAAAAATTCCTTTCTCATTGCCGCTGCTATCTCTGTCCAATCACTAACCTTATCTACTGTTTTTTCTGCGGTTGTTTTTCTCAACTTAGATGATAAGTATTTGATTCCATCTGTGTATCCTGCATCTGTAAATACATGTCCATGATTAGTTCTAACTACAGGACTCTCAGTATTTTGTAGTTTTACATCAGGCATATGCTTTGATGTAGTTTCGATACTAACCATGTGTTTTGGAGATGATACAAATGTATGACCTTTTAAAGATAATGAACTCTTACCCTTATATGTAAGCGCTGCTTTGATTGCCTGCTTAAGTGTAGGTTGTTTGATGATGTTTCTCATTTTATCACCATCTGGTCCAGGTTTACCAACCTTTTTAACCAATTTTTTTTCAGCTTCATCGTGCCCAACTAATAGGGCAGAATTGATAACTCCTATACCATTTGCATTCATACCCTCACTCCAATCGGTGATTATATCATGTAAATAAGCAACTTCTACGCCATCTATAATGGTATGAACTATTTCTAATTTAGGTTTATATGCTCTATCTCTATTCTTTGCTAAGATAAATTTATCATTAACCTCCTTAGATACAATAATACATTCGGTTACAGGTTTGCTCATTTGGGAATATTATAGTAATAAATATTAAAATTAAACAAATAGATTATGTCTATCAAAACTATTTTTTAAAACGTTTTCCATAGAATTAGCTTCCCATTTCATATCCAACAGATAAGCAACTCTAATGCTATCACCTGTATTTACTATATTATGTTCTATTTTTTGCGAATCAAACCAATGTATTCTACCATCTTCAAATCTGGTATTATACTCTACTTCATCTATTCTAAACCAATTTATACAATTTTCATTGGAAACAATCGGTAATATAAACCTTCTATAATCATTACCACCATCTTTATGCCAATTTAATTGTCCAGATGAATGTGTAAAAAATAAAAATATATTATCAATTTTCATTGGTTCAAATGCCGGAAGTACCAATTCGCTGAATACTTTTAATTTAGGGAGTTGGTACATCTTATCCAAATTATGCATTGAAACATTTGGAGTTTCCGGAGAAATTGAGCTAGTATCGTATTGGGATTTTATTTCCTTTAATAACAACTCCGAATCAAACTTTATTTTTGAAGTATATAATTCCATTATCTACTGAATGTGAATATTCCTAAAATTTGATTCAACGGTGCAAATGCTCCTGTTAATTTATATGTTGCTCCCTTATAAGAAAATACAATACCTTCATTTGGTACAATCTTATCAAATCCACCTAAAGCATTTAATCTAGCTAATTCTATTTCTAATTTAGCTAAGTTTTTCGCATCACCGGTTGCTTTAATAGAGGATATAGCAGTTTCCAATCTACCAACCATTTGTTGTTTAGCCGCTTCCGGATTTGCAGTCAATACCGATGTCATAAATGAAAGTACATCTGCTCCAACTCCTAAGAATATCTCTTCAAACTTAAGAAGGTTATCCTTTGTTATTTTAGCCTGGTCTTTCTTATCGGTTTGGTCTGCCCATGCTTTTAATTTAGCATCTTTAATATCAGCTAAACGGAAACTCTTATCTCCAAAAGCCCATCTCTTAACTAATCCTATTTTTTGTTGTTCATCCAATGAAGATGCATTCTTATCTACAAATTGTCTCCACCAAGCCTGATGATAATCAGCTACACCATTTTTATCACTTAACCCAAATTCAGATTGTAGTTTGGAAATCATTCCTAAGTAAACCGGTTGTTTAGCTTTCAAATCTTTATTAACAGGTAATTTTTGAACCGGAGGCCCTTGTAATGTAAACTTAGATTGAACATGTGCATTGATTTGTTTAACCATTGCCGCTAATTTAGCGCCTGCTGCTGGGTTCTCCCCAACTGCATCTCCTGCCTCATTATATTCCATTGTACCATGAAATACTAATAATGATGTACCATAAGGAACTACGTTTGTATTCTCTGGATAAATGATTTCACAATTCATAAAACATTTACCATCTTTG